AACCGCTTCAACGATGAATTTGATTATCAGGTGGCGGAGCTGACCTCAATTCGCATGAATGCCGCGCAGGTGGTGGGATTTGCGGCCTGCATGGCGGCCTGGTATGGAGAGCGGACGCGCGACACGCGCGGGGTGAAGTTCTGTGTGGAGCAGGTGACGCGGCCGGGCGATACCTGCCAGCACCAGTTGAAGCTGATGGGCTTCCATTATCACCACAAGCCGCGGCGCTACGACAGCAAAAAGATCAAGGAAGATGCGGGCCACAAAGAAGGCTGGTTTTCCAATGTGTGGAGTGTGCCGATCCTGATGACGCGCTTTACCGAGGCGGTAAATGGCGGCTGGTACCGGCCGGCGTCGAAGTGGCTGATTGAAGAACTGAAAACGCTGGAACGGCACGCGGCGGTCGGTCGGGCCTCGAAGATGGTTCACCGCAGCGGGTACCACGATGACCGGATACGAGCGGCAGCGCAGTCATTTTTTACGGCGCACGATTTTGACGTGCTGGCGGAACGGGCGCAGAAGCGGTATGCACTGCCCACAGACAAACTCCCGCCGCTGAGCCGGGCAGAGTGTCAAGGGAGTTTGGTGGGGGTAGGAGATTGGGATTGAAGTACAGCCTTTAGCTTTTAGCTTTCAGCTATTAGCTAAAGACTATGTTTCCGGGAGGAGCGGGGTGAAATTTGTTGACTTGCAGGGGGAAAAAGGGTCTGAACGCACACTGATTTTTTCAACGCCATGGATTCGGCTCGCGTTGTCTTTCGGTAAAAAGCCGGTGGATATGCGGAACTGGTTTGAGGTGCAGATGGACGCGATTCGCGATGGCAAGCGGCCGCATCCAGCGATGATGACGGTGATGGAAAGACACCAGGAAACAGCGAAGTTGGCTAGAAAGTTTAAGTGGAGTAATTGGTTGACCGACCCGTGGGGTACACGAGCGGCTATTGAGGCGATTGCGTGCCGTCCACATTTGAATGGCGCCGCAGTCGAGTTTCTTTCGGTACTCACGCGGGAAGAGCAGGCAGAAGTTCGCCGATTCATTCGAGAAGAAATAGGGCGAGCTGTAAAGGAAACAGAGAATAGGCCCGGAGAGGCTACATGAGCGCATATCTGGACAAGAAGATCGTGTACTGGCTGGACACGCTGACCGGGCAGATCAAGATGGGCTTGCCTGAGCAATATCCCGCGCCGATGTTTCACGAAAAGATTGTGTGCGGGAGTGCGTATGAGACGGAGTTTTGGTCCAAAAAGATGCGCGAGCAGGAACAGTCGCGCGACAGGTTGGAAGACGAGGAGCGCGACGAGATTGAAGGCCGCATGAGAGGGGAACACCGCAGCCACATTTTGCATTTGATGGCCAACGCGCGCAACAACATCAACCGGGAATTTCTGCGCCGGCATTTGGAACTCTACGACCAGCGGCCGGACCGGACGAAGAGCAAACGGGAAAGCTATCTGCACGCGGAAGCGTTTGAACGGGGACACTAAAAAGCAGCTCCTAGCCGTTAGCTTTTAGCTGTCAGCTAAAAGCCCGGCGCAAGCCAAGAAGCCTGACGTTACTACAACAGCGAATTGAGGTGCAACGATGATTTCTCTCCTGGTCACGATTTTGGTTGCGTGCATTATCTTTGGGCTGATCTGGTGGATTCTTAGTCTGGTTCCACTACCAGCTCCCTTTGGACAGATTGCGCGCGTGGTGGTGGCGGTTATTTTTGCCATCTGGCTGATTTACCTCTTGCTGGGATTTACGGGCGGTGGCGGTCTGCATACAGGATTTCCATGCAGGTAATGAATGCTGTGCTGGCATCGCAGGCGTGGAGACAGGGAGAATAAAAAACCGTTAGCAACGGTAACTGACGGTGAAAGTGGCGATAGAGCAAGTCGGCGGGGCGGAAAGAATAGACGCGAAAGTTGTTTTCGCCTATGCTGCGCGAGAGTAGGGCGGTTGTGGTCTGCGGGGGACGGGTGGCGCGGGCCGGCAACTGAAATGCAATTGGAACCGAGGCGGAAACGGGCGTTCGATGGAACTGGAGACAGTCCAGTGGCAAGTGCCGCGCTTTGAAACTACGCCGGAGACGCGCATCGGCTGGATTGAAGAACAGGTTCAGGAAGCGGAGGGCTTTCTCGAAGGCCAGTCCTGCTATAAGAACCTGAGCACGAACCTGCGCATATTCGACGCCATCTTCAAGGACAATTCCCGCTCCACGCTGGTCACCAATGAGCTGAAATATGACATCCGCAAATTCTGCGAGACGCTGGCCGAGGTGCGCGAAATCGCCGCGTATGGATCGGATATTCCGGCATACAAGCAGATGGCGGAGATGCTGACCAAGGTCTCGAAGTGCGTTTATCTGGAATCGGATTTTCCTTTTCAGATTCTTAAAGTGCTGCAATATGCCGCCGTGATGGGCATCGGCTATTTATGGCCAAAGGTGCGCGCCGACGAATATGGCTATGGCGAACGGAAGATGGTCTTCGATGCGCTGGGACTGCTGGATGTGATGCCGGTGCAGATACCGCGGACCAACGATGTGCAGGACGCCTACGCGGTGACCATCTACGATTACATGCCCATCGCAGAAGCCAACGGGCGCTTTCCGCTTTTTCAGGGACAACTGCAAACGGTTGGTCCGCGCAACTACCGCACGCGGATGCAGGCGCGACGCATCGACTTCACGGAGCGTTATCGGTATGGGGATCAGGGCCGCAACTTCGGCAATCTCTATTGCGAGATCCGCTACACCTTCGTTCGCGACCTGCGCATCAACTCGACCGGCTACGAACTGCCTATGGGCGACCCGGACACAAGCTGGTTTTACAAGGTGCCGTTTGTGGGGCAGGAAATTTTTGGCGGGATGCGCAACGGGCAACCGTTCATGCGCGATGCGACGGTGGAGGATTGCCGGGTGTACCCCAACCTGCGGCTGATGATCAGCAGCACGGGCCTGGACAAGCTGATGTACGACGGGCCGAGCTTTGACTGGCACGGCAAGATGCCGGTGGTGCAGTACACCGTGGACGACTGGGCATGGGAACCGCTGGGCCGGTCCTTGGTGGGCGATGTGGGCACCATTGAAGTGACCACCAGAAAGATCGAACGCAAGATCGACCAGGTTATTACCGCAACCTTGAACCCGCCGATCGGCTATGATCACACATCCACTGGTGGCCCGAAGATTGAGCACTTTGACATCTTTGAGCCCGACGTGCGTTACGGCGTGGACGGCGAGCCGAAAAAGGTGATGCAGTCGATTCTGCCGGATGAAGTGCGCGTTGACCAGGTGCATTTCAAGTTTTTGGAATACCTGAAGACCGCCAAGCAGATGCAGCTCGGATTGCAGGACCTGGGCAACCTGCAAAACATCAAAATGAACATTGCCAGCGAGACAGCCGACAAGATGCTGGAATCAATCGGGCCAATCGCAAAGGGCATTGCGGCGCGCATCGAAAAAGGCAACAAGGCGGTCGGCTACATCATGAAGTTTCTCATCCTGCAATGGTTTGACGTAGGCAGGATGATGACCTACGTGGGGCCGGAGAGCATCGCGCCGGAAGTTTTTGATTACAACCCGGATTCGCTGGTGCCCAGCCACATGCCGGATGAATTCGTTGCCGGTTACGTGCCTAACGAGCCATCGCATTACGACCAACTGACGCGGGCGCGCTGGTTTGCGCGCCAGGTGCGGCTGGCCTCGGTGCCGAGCACGCTGCTGCGCATCACGCAAATGCAGGAGCAACTGAAGTATCTGCAACTCAAACGCGGCAACGCGCCGATTTCGTGGGCCACGGTGATGAAGAAACTCGGCGTGGAGAACTACGGCGAGGCGAAGGGCACCACAGAACACGAGAAGTGGTTCAACGAGCAGGTGGAAGAGCAGAAGTTGAAAATTCTGGCGCAGGTAGCGGCCATGCAGTTTATGAAGCAGATGGGAATCCAGCCGCCGGGAGAAGAAGGCGGCGGCGGTGGCAAGGGAGGAGGCGGCGGAAAAGGCGGTGGCAAGGGTGGGGGCGGCGGAGCCGGCGGAGGCGGAGCGCCGCACGCCGGCGGACGGCCACCTTCAGGACAGAAGGGACCGCAGATCAAGCAGAAGGGCGCGGCCGGCGGGAATCCGAGAACGGTAGTGACGGAAAGTTGAGAGCAGCCTTTAGCTCTTAGCTTTTAGCCGGAAGCATGGAGTTGTGGGGTTTCGGGCTAAGAGCTAACAGCTAAAAGCCGATGGCTGCATTGGAGGGCAACGAATGGCTGTAAAGATACAAGTGCAAAAGGATTATTACCTGACGGAGGTCACGATTGAGCAGCCGGCGGATCTGGGCGCGCTGGATGCTTTGATGAAGGCGACGAAGGGTACGGGGAAGATCATCAGTCTCTACAGCCAGGGCAGTCCGGTGGGTGTGAATGTGGAGCAGCGCACCAAAATTCCGGAGAGTGTGGCGGAAGAAATTCGGCGGCTAATTGGCATTGGAACAAAAATTTTGTAAAAAACGCTTGACATGAAAACAGAATCGTCCTACTGGTAGAAAAGAATCGACCGAGCGACATGCCTCTCCTCCTTGGAGACTAAGCAATGGCTCAAGACCGGAATCGGCCTTGGGCCGTTTCCATTTTCACTCCAAGGAGAATCATCATGGCAAAGCATCGCAAAAAGGTACAAGCAGGAAAGGCGAGCCACCTGAAAAAGGCTTCGCACAAGGGCGGGCGCAAGGGCCGCGGCAAGAAGGCTGCCATCAAGGCTTAACACCAGTGACCCGGCGGATTATTCCGCCGGGTCACATTGGTTTCGGCGCACAAAGTTTGGAGATCAGACTCGATGGCTACCCCTCCTCAACCAATGCCAGATCAGCAGGGCCAGGGCGCTGCTCCTCCTCCGCAAGGCGGGGGCGCTCCACCGCAAGGCGGACCACCGCCGGATCAAGGCGCGCAGCAACCGGGTGGAGCGAGTCAGGCTCCCGCCAATCCGCTGCAAATGCTTTTGGCTAAGTGGTATCAGACGGCAAAACAGATGGCAGCCGCAGATCCGCGTTTGGCGAGCGGAGCCGAAAAAGTCTCACAGGGAATTCAGGAGATGCAGACGGCGCTGGTAGCGCCTCCGCAGCCGACACCGATGGGACAGCAGCCGCAACAGTGAGAAAGCA